AATTCTTTGATAGCTCAGTAGGTAGAGCACTCGACTGTTAATCGAGCGGTCGCAGGTTCGAGTCCTGTTCAAAGAGCCAATGCGTTATAGCTTAAAGGTAAAGCGACCATTTTAAATTAAACTGGTAAATATTTAGTTCAATTCTAAATTAATGCGATTATATACAAAAAAAATATAAAAATATCACCAAATAACCAACAAATAACAACCAAATACAACAAAAAATAACCAAAAATAACAAAAAATAACCAAAAATAACATCAAATTCTTTGATAGCTCAGTAGGTAGAGCACTCGACTGTTAATCGAGCGGTCGCAGGTTCGAGTCCTGTTCAAAGAGCCAATGCACTTGTAGCTCAGGGGTAGAGCAACACACTTGTAATGTGTAGGTCTTCGGTTCAAATCCGAACTGGTGCTAATAATTAATATTCAATATTAATATATTTTTCAGGAAATATATTAATTTTAAAGTATATAAATATATTAATATACCGCACTTATTTATAATAGTATTATTATTAGTAATATAAACAATGAATTCCTTGGATATATTTAAAAATATTACCATTGAAAATTCAATCACTGATTTTGGTATGGACCGAAACGCTTTATTATCTTCCAACATTTTATTATTTAATTCATATGCTATTGTTAGTTCGGTTGGTTATAATGTTTATGCTGGTATAGTATTGATTTACCATTTACATATTGAAAATCCTTATGAACTCAATGTTAAAAATAAATGGCAACTAATTCATATAATACATCCACCACATAATTTAAATGATAAATTTGGTAGTGTGGTTGCCATTGATATATATAATAACAATACGTGCTACCTATATATTGGTTCATCCAAGTATTTTGAACGATTTTTATTTGTATATATTTATAATATTTGTAATAAAATTCCTTATATCATAGATACTATTACTATTTCACCGCCACCACCATCCAAACATTGTAAAATCATTAATCCAATTTTTTTCAAACAAATAAGGGTTTTTAATAATACATTGGCTATACATACTAATAATAAGGTTTTTATTTATCAATTTAACAATAATAATGGAAATAACAGACAAAGCATTCAAACTAAGCAAATGTATGATAATAATAAAAATATATGGATTTTAAATTATACTTATAATCATTATTTTTCAGACGTGCAAATTATTAATAATTTATTCATTGCCTTTTCACCAAATAGTAATCATATTGACATTTTTAATTTAAATACTCATTCATTAATCACTCAATTACATTCATCACATAAAATAATAAATATGGATTGTTCATTACATTACATTACTTTCATATCAAACAATGGAATCTTATCTATCTATGATATTAATCATATTAATCATATTAATCATATTAATCATATTAATCACACAAATAATCAAATTATTAATTATATCAAGCCTATACAAACTAATAATATTGACGCATTTAATGATAATTCTAATTTATCAGCAATAATTAAAATTAACCAATATACACACGACATATTAATAAGTTATATTGATTATTCTTTTAATTCAACTTTGGCACCTCTACAAAATAACATACAATTATTTCCTTATACAAATGATATTAATTTATGGAAATTATCAGACAAATATAAAATTATTGAAAATAACCAATTATATTTACAACATAAATTAGTGCATCATATTGGCATTTCTTCCACATATATTATTATTGGCGATTATAGCTATAATTGTTTGCAAGGAATCATATATACTATTATTATTCAACGTTCTTTTTTAAATAATACAACCATTAATACCAACCACTCAAACAATACCAATATTAATATATTAAATAACGAAAATATTGAAATTAACAACACATCTTCTCCATACACTTGGTTGTTGTGGGCACTATTATTATTATTTATTTTTAGTAATATTATTAGCATTTTTATGTATATTTGCTGTTGCTTACCAATACACACAGTTCCATTGTTAAAGAAAAAGAAAAAAGAAGAAAATGAATCACCATACACCGTACATAGTTACCAAGGATATTATGAAGAAGAAGATAATTATAATCATTTTAATAATCTTCCAATATTACACAATCCATATAACCCATATAACCCATACAACAATAATCGTTATTATCCATACAATTTATACAATAATTATAATCGGTATAAATCTACAACAATATCTTTACAAGAATCAAAATTATTAAAATATAATAACAATAAAACTAAAAAAATAACTAATGATATTTCAACACCATCACAATCACCTTATAAAGTATATAGTTATGCTGGATACAATCATAATAATCATAATAATGATGTTTGTGAAAATAACTTACGAAAAAAATATGATTAATACTAACAATAATACTAAATCAATCATTTAATATGTATTTACTTTTTTTTAATAACACTTACCTTTATAACATTATCATCTTTTTTTACAACTTTATCTTCTACCTTTTCTTCTACCTTTTCTTCTACCTTTTCTACTACCTCTTCTACTTCTTCAACCACTTCTTCAACCACTTCTTCAACCACTTCTTCAACCACTTCTTCTTCTACTTTTTCAACCACTTCTTCTTCTACTTTTTCAACCACTTCTTCTTCTACTGCCTCTTTTACTTCTTCTTCTACTTCTTCTAATATTACTTTTTTAATATCATCACCAACATTCACACTATTATTATCTATAACATTATCAACAACTTCCATATCCTCTAATTCCAAATTTTCATTATCCTCTGCGTCTTTGCTTAATAAATATTGAACAGAAGCATTTAATCCGGCAATTTCTTCTTTATAAGAAGAAATGGTTTGGTTTAATTTTTTAATTTCATTTAACAATGATGTTTTAACCCGTTTAATATCTGTTTGTAATAAAGTACTGGTTTGTTTAGTAGCAGACATATCACTCTTTACTGATGAAACCGTGTCTGTTAATTCAGTTAAGCTGAATTCATTAAGTTTAGTATCAATTAAATTTTCAATTGTGGATTCATTGCTAAAAGTATTGTCATTACTACCTGCATTTACAGAAGCAGTTGATTTCATATTTTCAGTAATATCCTCTAATTTACTTAATCGCAAAGATATTAATCCAATTGCTTTTGAAACTGTTAATTTTTGTGGTGTCTCTTGTATTGGTTCAGGTTCAATAAACTGATTGGTTTGTTGATATTGTGGTTGAGCCTGAGTACCTTGTCTATAAGTTTGATTAGGTTTTACTTGAACAGGTCTTCCTCTTTGCTGTTGTTGTTGAGGTGTTTGATGTCCAGGTCTTCCTCTTTGTTGAGGTTGTTGTTGCCTTGTGGATGGTCTTGATCTAAATGCCATTATACAATTTAATCAGTATATTATTTTTGTTTTTTGACGCAATACATAATAAAATATATTTAATTTGTACCAAATTAATTGGCATTTTTATAATCTTACAATTCTTTATTTTATTTTTTATTTTATTTATATTTTTATATCTTTATTAAATATATATGTTCCAATATACTTTATCTTCAAAACCCACGAAACGGTCATTAAAATCAAAGACCTTAAAATCAAAGATACTTTCTTCCAAATCTAAATCTAAATCTAAATCTAAGCGTTCCATGAAAGGTGGAGCTGGTGCTACTGATTATGTTCTTGCTATGGTTGGTAATGAGGACCAACAATATAACAACGTGTTTGACCAGTCTATTGCTGGTACTAATCCTGGTGTTGGAAACGCATTAATGAGTTTAGACAGAATGCAGTCAGTTGCTTATACTGGTGGCAAAAGTAAAAAGACTATGCGTCGCAGCAAAAAGGCAAAGAGAAAAAACTCAAAATCTAGTAAATCTAAAAGAAAACACTATAAACGAATGAAATAAATTTAATATTTAAGCATAATCCACGCAGCAATTGGTATATATAAAGTAATTATAATTATTATGGCAATCAAAAGTTGTATATCCATTTATTAACTTGATATATATATAATCGCCATATTTTTATTATTATTATTAAAGTGTAGAACGCCCACGTTTATTTAGCAATATATTTACATTGAACAATTTACTAAACGTTTGACTTGTTTCAGGTAAAATCAAATCTTTTTTATAAATCATCATAAAATAACATCGCAAAGTAATAATAATATCTAATTTAGCATCGTGTAAATTAATCGGCAAAGTATTAAATAAATAAACGTGTAATTGTACCAATGTAGGATATTTATATTTTTCAGTAATTTTATTATTGTTATTATTATATGGAATTTTACATAGATGCACAGATTCCTTCATAGTACAATAAATATCGTCATTTGTAATAGTTTTCCAATACTTAAAAGGGTCAGACATATTACACCGCATCGTTTCAATTTTAATCATATTTAAATCAAATCCAATATTATGTCCAATTAATTTAACATCATTAGCATTTGATTTCATAATATATTTATACAATTCAGTTAATGCGTCTAAAATGGGAATTCCTTGTTTTTTTAATAGCTCCTTGGTAATACCGTGAATTTTTGTAGATTCTTCTGTAATTTTCACGGAATCATCAGGATTAATATACTCATTAATTACATACTCAATTTCATTTAGCTCAGTATCAAAAATAATATAACTTAATTGGATAATATGCGGCCACAAATGCATATTACTTCTATTTGTTACACCAATCATTTTCGGTGGTAATCCAGTTGTTTCAGTATCTAATACAATTAACTTCATTATATATAATTTTAAATCTATGTGTATATGTTTAAATTTATATCATTTTTTTTAATTTTTTCGCGTTAAATCATTGGTCCCCTTAACTTCCTGGGAATAGTGTGTATTTTTTAAAAATAAACAAAAAAAAATGAATTTAAAAAAATATAATACTTATACTCTTCATAATTTAACCATTCATTACTAAATTGTGTGTTAATAAGGAATAAAATAAAAATTCCTTATTAATTGTTTATTAAATGTTTTTTATTTTTTAAAAAAATATGAATAAAATAGATTATGGATTATAATTTAATTGTCAAGCTAATATTATTTTTGCACCGAATAGTGCTCATTTTCGTTTTGCGGCATCTTTTTTTGCGGGTTTTATTGTCATCTGTTTTTTTATTTTTCAAAGTAGTTATATGTTCCCGTTCTTTAATGTCTTGTTTAATGTGGTCTAAATGTTCATAAATATAATCTAAAATGTTGTGTTTAAAAATGAAACTAAAAAAATGTAATTGACCAATAGTAGATTCAATACATTCCCCATTATAACACAATATTATTCTGCTTGACCTACAAAAAGGGTCAAAAATTTTCTTGGAATATCCATCCAATTCCAACATATATTGTTTATTTACTTCAAAATAATATTCTGTTCCATTGGGTCTGGTTTTTAAGTATGATACATTATACAATTCCGAGTATTTCGTGACAAACCATTCAATTACTCGCAATGACAATGTACTTTTATTTTTAATATCAATATATTGCTGAAAATTTTTATTTGAATTAAAATAATATAACAAACTATTAAGCATTGTTTGGCATACAATTCCATTGGATTGAGTATCAAATTCAGATTTTACGCAATATACGTTATCAGGAAGCATATTGAAGGATGACAATATGTTATCATTATTATCATTTTCAATGGATTTAGTATCATCCATAGGTACAATGATTTCGTTTGTAATAGATTCGCATAACATGGTTTATGTAAAAAAATTAATTAAATATATATGTATTATTTGTTTATTTTTAGGTTCTTTTTTTTCAATTGCTTTTTATAGTGGGATTTTTACAAGGGGTTTTTAATTAAAGGGTTTTTAATTGAATTAAAAAAGGAAACTTTGTAAAAAAAATGAAAATAGATATTGTGTGATGAATTTTGGATTATCTAACAAAGCAAGCAATTAAAGCAATTAAAGCAATTAAAGCAATTATGCAAAACTTGAACTTGAAATATAACGTGGAAAAGAATGATATGGGTGAAACCTATTTAAATTTTCCAAGTCAAAGAATTTTGATTGATACTGTCAATATTTCATCACCTACATTTGTACCAGTACCAGTACCATCAATGACTTTAACTAAAAGCACCGGGTCAAGTGCTTATTATAACGAAATGAGTGTGTTATTTCGTAAATGGAATGTGACTAAACCTACCTACAAGCAATTTCGCATTCAATATCCAATGCTTAGAACCCTTACAAACGCACTACTTAAACAATTAATGACTGAACACACATATGAATCTTACCAAGATAAATGGGGAAGTCATTTTGAAAATTGGCAAGTGCCAATTCATACATATGCCGAATTTCGCAAACAATATCCAGCTGTTAAAAATTTTCCAAACGAGCAACTCCAAAATTATATGGAAGTTGCTAATTATAAAGTATATAGAGCTTGTAGAGAATGTAATTAAATAAAAACCCTAACAAACTTAAATAAAAACCCTAACAAACTTAAATAAAAACCCTAACAAACTTAAATAAAAACCCTAAAAAAATAAAAATTGTGTATGTTTTCTTTTTTACTTTTTTTATGATAAATGTAATTCGCAAACTCTTTTTAATTGAAAGATAATTAATAATAAAAAAATGAATATAAATATAAATAATTATATTAATTAGCAATTAAATTGGTATGAACAAAGCAAATCAAGCTGATTTTTGTGTTTTAGAAAATGGTGTAAATATTTATAATCCATTTAATGTAATTAATAATGAAATTACTTTAAACGAATTAACTGCTTTATTGAAAGAATATAATATACCTGTTATTAATAATTGCAATTTGTCATTATATAAGCGTGCGTTTGTTCATAAATCATACGTAGTGAATGAGACGAATGATTATTTGCATATAGCACAGCTTCCATTAAATTGTGTTCCATTACAACCTAAATCAAATGAACGTTTGGAATTTATTGGTGATGGAGTGTTGGAATTAGTAGTAAAATATTATTTATATTGTCGTTTTCCATCGGCACCCGAAGGATTTATGACGGAAAAAAAGATTGCTATTGTAAAAAATGAAATGATTGGTAAATTAGCAATGAGAATTGGATTACAAAAATGGTTACTTATATCAAGGCATGCTGAGGAAAAACAAACAAGAACGAATATTAAAAAGTTGGGTTGTTTATTTGAGTCTTTTGTTGGAGCATTATTTTTGGATTTTAATAAATTATGTATAAAAGATGAAGATAATTGGTTTGAAAATATATTTGTATGTGGTCCAGGATTTCAAGCGTGTAAAATATTTATAGAAACAGTTATGGATAAGCATATAGATTGGGATGATTTGTTGTATAATGATACCAATTATAAGAATAAATTACAAGTAATTATACAAAAAGAATTTAAAACAACACCTACTTATATTGAACATAAAAAAGAAGAAGAATATAATAATAATAATTGTGAAACAGGATACGATGGAAATAATAATAATAATAATAATAATAATAATGTGGAAATTAAATATGAATATGTAATGGGTGTTTATTTAATTCTTGGAATGCCTGGATGGGAACCGCAAAATAATCCTTTAAAATATAAATGTAATTTATTAAGTGAATTTAGGAATATGAGAGATATACATAATATGTTTAATAAGCAAGGATATGTATATATATTATTGGGAACGGGTACAAATACTAATAAAAAAATAGCCGAACAACAAGGGTGTAAATTAGGATATGACATAATATTTAATATGTAAATTATTTATGTGATTTAATTAAATACACAATAAAACCCTAAAAAACACTGGATTTAAATAATTCGCAAACTCTTTTGTTTTTTAATTAAAAAAATGAATTTATAAATTATAATTTTATTTATAAACACAAAGCTAACAATAAAATAATATGAATTGGACAATTAATGAATACCAAGAATGGATTAATAATGGAATGCCTATAAATACATCTGTTACTAAACTTTATTTAACTAATTATAACTTGACTACTTTACCTGAAAGTATTGGAAATCTTACACAATTAACCACTCTATATTTATATAATAATCAATTGACTACTTTACCTGAAAGTATTGGAAATCTTACTCAATTAACTTATCTTGATTTAGAAAATAACCAAATAAAATTTTTACCCGAAAGCATTGGAAATCTTACTCAACTAACTAAACTTGATTTAGAAAATAATCAAATAAATATTTTACCCGAAAGTATTGGAAATCTTATTAAATTAACTCATCTTTATTTATCTTTCAATAATTTAACTACTTTACCTGAAAGTATTGGCAGACTTGCACAATTAACTAAAATTGATTTATCGCATAATAAATTGAATACTTTGCCTGAAAGTATTGTGAATCTTACTCAATTAATTCATCTTTATTTAAATTACAATAACTTAACTACTTTACCTAAAAGTATTTACAATCTTACCCAATTAATTCAACTTGATTTAAATAATAATAACTTAACTACTTTGCCCCAAAGCATTGAAACTCTTACTCAATTAACTTGTTTATGGTTATCTGATAATAATTTTAATACCTTACCCGAAAGTATTGGAAATCTTACTCAATTGACATTGCTTTATTTATCTAATAATAACTTAATTATTTTACCTGAAAGCATTTGTAATCTTACTCAACTGGACCATTATTCTAAAAAAGATTTGAATGAAATATACAATAAATTAAAAGAATTGAAAGAAAAACACCAAACATATTTTAATAATTATATATTTGAAGAATTAATTATGAAAAGCATGCATCCTTCAAGAATGTCCCAATTTATTGAATACGATTGCGATTCTAATTTTTATTATAATTAATGTGATTAAATGAAAATCCTATAAAAACACTAAATTAAAATAATTCGCAAACTCTTTTATTTTTACTTTAAAAAATAAAAATTTACAATATAATCTGATAAATCCCTTTTAATTCACAAAATATATAAAATATCTATTATTTTTTTTTCAATATAATTTGGTAAATATGGTAAATCTAAATAAAATTAAAATAATGGAAATAAAAACATTGTGTTTAAAAATCGTTAAATAAAATAATATTAAAATATATAATAATAATTTATAAGATTATAATGAGTGCTTTAACTACCAAATCAATTAGAATACCTTCTGCTAATACATTATTAAATGCTTCCAAATTTGCGATTAAGGAAGATAAACCCATTATGATGGATTATTGGTGCCCATCTTTGGAGAATAAATGTTTTTTAGGTGTTTCCAAGGAAAGTGGAAATCGTCTGGTAAAGGATGAGTCTGAATATACTTCTGTAATTAAGAATATGTATAAATTGCCCTGTGATAATGGAGTAGAAGATATATTAATTGCTACCGAGAATTCCATCTATTTAGTACCCGATACAATTAAATCCAAGGAAATTGCCGAGTAATTTTAATAAAAAACAATTAAAATACACAAAAATAATAAATCAATAAATAAATCAATAAATAAATCAATAAATAAATCAATAAATAAATCAATAAATAAATCAATAAATAAATCAATAAATAAATCAATATAATAATTATTATTTTTATTAAATAAATAATAATTATATGTAAAATATTGCCCTATATCGTGGTAACTGATTTTTTATATAAAAATAATAATAATATTATTAATAATATATAATTTATTTATAATATATAATTTATTTATAATTTTGCTGCCATTTTATTATTAGCAATTTTAATTAATTCAATTGCTCGGTTTAATTCATCAGTACTTATGATTCCATCTTTATTAGTATCTATTTCATCTTTTAATGCTCTATATTTTTCAGGTATTACACATAATTTACTATCTTCATTGAATAAATAATCAGAAAGAAAAATAAATACAGCAGTTAATACAAATGAACTGTAAATATCACGAGTACCCATCCATGCTATTGAAAATATAATTATTTGTCTTGTTAAACCCATTTTAAGTATTTTTTCAGATGTTCCGTTGAATTTTAAAGTAAGTATACGAGACCCAATGTTTAATATCAATATCATTATTCCCGCAAAATATTTACTGTTATTCAATGATAATATATTATTATGTAAATAATTAAGCATTTTCATAATTATGTATGGTTTATGTTATAATATATATTACATATTTATTTTTTTATTTACATTTTTACTATTTTTTATTTACAAAACTATTTTACGCAATTAATCATCATCCATAATTAAACAACACGCATTTTCAGTGTTATTACCATTATTGTTATTTTTATTGCTATTGTTATTTTTATTGCTATTATTATTCTTATTATTACTACAATTTTTATTATTTTCCTCAATTACGACAGGTTTAGGTATATGTATAAATTTCCATTTAGTATCATCATTTGCGTCGTCATTTAAGGTAGCGTTTCCATTGTCTTCATTTGTAGATACGAATTTTTTAACCAAATAATTTTTAGATTTATAATAACGTATTCTCGTTTTCCATTGATTTACAAAAAGAGTATGCGTATCTATAATATCAATAACTAATGGATTTGTATCTTTGGTTCTTAAAATACGTCCAATAGTCTGTTCTATTTTCTTTTTTGGAGTTAATATAAATAAGGTTGTCAATGTTTTAATATCCAATCCTTCCGCAGCCATTGTATAAGTTGCCAAAATAATTTTATTTGATTCGCATTTTTTTAAATCGCTCTGTTTTATTTTTCCCATATATTTTCCCACAGTTCCCATGTTTTCAGCAACAATTCTATCATACAAAGTATCTAATAATGACCTTCGTTCTCCAAACATAATTACTTGTTGGTTGTCACTACTTGCCAAGGTTATTTTTAATAAAGTCATAATATATTCTATTCTGGGTTCATATTCAGATATTTTAGTAATCATACTGCTATATTGCGGTTTATCTTGGTATCCATAAATAATTTTATTATATTCGGCATCACCTGGTGCTTCAAATAAATAATTACGAACTTCAACATCATATATATCTGTGTTTAACCATTTATAACAAATTTTTCCCAAAACATATTCAATTACGTGTTGTGTTTTATCTTCTCTTTCCCAAGTAGCAGATAATCCCAATGTAAATGGTGTAACTACTTTAAACAATACTTTTGAAAAACATTCACTTGAAATATGATGTGCTTCATCATAAATAGACAATCCAAACGATTCAAAAGCATTTACATCATATTCGTGATTCATAATCGTTTGTATAGAAGCAAATACAATGTCGCAATTAGTTATGTTAAACTCGGAACCCTTGATAATACCAATGCGAGCACCAGGTATATACTGTTCAATGCGTTCAATCCACTGATTAATTAGATATTCCTTGTGAATAAATATAATTGTTTTGGTTGATGATTTATTGAGTGTATTTTTCATTTTTTCAAAATTAATATTTGACATAATAGTAGCAATAACATATAATGCCATTACTGTTTTGCCTTTTCCACAAGGAATATCAAACAATCCACCTCCACCCCAATCCTTTAATGTGGCAAAATAGCTATTTACGGCTGTTTGTTGCTGACCACGTAATTCACCTTTAAATTCCAGGTTAGTATATACAGGTATTTTGCGTTTATTTTCACGAAAAGGACCGAATTTATTTAATCCATAATATAATGGAACGAATAGTTTTGTTTCAGATTCTCTATATGCCATATATTTCTTTTTATTCATCATTGGATTTGCCATTTGTTGCAATGAAAATGGCATAATTGTTAAATCCTTTTTAATAGTTTTTAATTCAATAGCTGATAATTCCGCCTTTAAAAGTGTATATCCACGATTACCAAAATATGTATTTTTATCATTAGTATCATTTAATAATGTTGATTGTGTAGAATTTGTACTTGTACTTTTACTTTTATTCGTACTTTTGTTAAGAAAACGGTTCATAAATATAATTACAATAATAATTGGAATACTATTGTAATTATATATTTAATTCATTTTTTTATTTTTACATAAATTATATTGTTATGAGTTTAATATTATATGGTAAATAACCCTTTTATAATTATTTAAAATAATTTGTTATTAATCTTTGTCTGGGCAACTATAGTTCTAATTTTAGTAACTGTGCTACAATCTAATGATTTACCTGAATACTTATTATTAAGTAATTGTTTAGTTGGAGAAGTTTGTTTTGCACTTAGATTAGCAAAATTAGTGTTGAAAGCTTTTGTCATCATTGTTCTTGCAGTTGTAGTTTTAGACATTTGAAATTTAATACAATTAACCATTTTATGAATATATAATACTACAATATTTTTATTATTCCATAATTTTGTTTTATTATTATTTTATTTTAATCTGGTGTTTTCTTATTTATTTTATTTTAATCTGGTGTTTTCTTATTATTCCATAATTATCAAGTTATTATTTATAATTATTTTTAACAGGTAAAATAGTAGCTGGTTTAACGGGTACAAAACTTATACTTGGTGAATTATTTTTACGTTGTAATATTTGTGATATGCGAAAATTGTTAATACTTCCTTGGTTGTTTGAATAATAACCTGAATTTAAACGTTTATCATATATGGGTGTAACACATTCATTACATACAAAATTAGGTTGTTTATTTGCTGCACGTGGAGCACTTTGTTTATTGCCTGGTGAAAAATGGTCAGGTCGGTAATCACGGTTCATTTATATAATTCGTATTATAATACTAATATATGTAATATTTAAAAAAATATTATATATATTATTTTTAATATAGCATCATAATATAATATGAGACACAAAGAACAAATTATCAAATTATACGATTATTTAAAAAAAACATATGATATTGATGAGTTATATCTCGGAACCATAGTTAGGTCCATTCATATATCTTCCCCTCTAATTAATTTACTTTTAATCGCATACGCACCCTTTATTATTTCTACATTTATTGTTATTTATACTTTTATTGTATATGCCCTATTCATTTATTTTGATGGGTGTTTCTTATCTAAATTGGAAAAATTATTTTTAAAAGATGATTTTAATATGGTTGATTGTTTCTTATTACTTGCTAAACAACCCATTACACACGAAAATAGATTGAAAATAAGCTATATTGCTGGTCCATCATATGCTTTTATTGTATTAGCAATCTATTATTATCGTTTTTTTATGTAATTTATTTTTTAGTTTTTTTACAATATTTAATATTATTAAATTAAAAACCCTGAAAAACACCAGATTAAAATAATTCGCAAACTTTTTTATTTTAATATAATGTTTTTTTAACTTAAATCCAAGTCAAATTGTAGAACAGTGCTTGTTTTTATTTTACAAACACGTGATTCATTAATAATATTTACGGAACCAATTGCTCTTCCCTTTTTAATATTATTAATTTTGGTAAATATTACATCTACTTTTTTACAATTTCCTTTTAATGAATTAGCACAACAATTCGCACACATTGTTACTATTTGTTTGGAATAATTTAATTTTTGGTTTTTTTTCGGTTTTTGATGAAGAATTACGTGACACGATGGTTTATTATCCACATGAAACCATAAATCATCATTATCAGCATTATCAATAATTAACCAATTATCTTTTTCATTTTGACCAATAGAAATAACATATTCATATTCATCTATGGTATGATTAATTACTTTCATTTTTTATATAAATAAATAAAACCTTATAATTAATTCATTTAATATTTACATTGAAACATTCATTTTTTTATTAACAAATTTAAAAATGGAATACGGTTAAGATTAAACAAAAAAACATGTACAACACAACACAACACAGCACAACACATACATATCACAAATCATTATATTTGAAATTATTTTATTTTTTTTCAAACACATTAATTAATACACGGTTAATTCATTCAATCTTATTTCTTCAATTAAAAACCCTATAAATATTTTTTTATCTTTTACCTGTGTTTCAAATGGCGTAAATGGACGCGTACCTACCGATGAACAATCCTTTGGTGAAATATTAGGAGATAAATTATCATATCTACGATAAATAATTTTAATTCGTTCTAACATAATATCCTCACATTCTTCCATTGATGTACAACAAGCAAGGAAATCATATGCGACATATCCGTCAAAATCATATATGGGCTCAAATACACAAAACATTATGATGCACTTATTATGATTCATTTTAAAACTTTTTTAAATTAAATCATTTTTTTATATATTTTACTTTTTTTATTTAAAATCCACAACTTTTTTAAAAAAAATTCCAATTTTAATAATTTCAATAATTGATTGATTTTTATGTATTTTTTATGTATATTTTTGATATGAACAATACACTGATTTTCTTTTCATAATTTCATCATATTGTACGTGGAATCCCGAATTTTCATGTCTATTATAAGCCATTAATATGTTATAAATAAATTTTATGTCTTCTTTTTTAAAATAATTAAAAGTACGAACTAAATAATCAAAATCTTCTAATCCATTGATTTCAGGATTGGTGTTATAATATCCAATATTTCGTATGGCATTTTCTGACCACATATAAGACCCTAAACCTTGAAAGTGGTCAATTAAATCACATTTATTTTTGTATTGTTTATTAATAATTCCACTTTTGCTTGGATTTAGTACATTATTTAATTGAAAAGAACTATATGAAAAATCGGCACCAACAGATGATAATTGTTTTAAATAAATTGGATAATAATCATTATCGTCTGAAATCCAAGTAAAATAATATGATTTGCCAATATTATATCCATAATTATTATCATCATCAACCCTTTGTAAAAAATATTCAATTCCACGATTAATAGTTCTGGCTATTTTACAATTATGTTCATTTTCCACAAATATTAATCTATCATCATTCGCATATTTGTTTTTTAATATACGAAATACGCATTTATGTTTGTATAATGAGCCATCATCTATTAATAATAATATCCAAGTGCTTAGTGATTGTGCAAGTATCATATTAATAGTTTTTTGTAATAATTCACTTCTATTATAAGTTGGTAAAACAATAAAAACGCAGGGTGTATTTATATTCTCTGGATTATTTATGAGTTGTCGCGGTTTAAATTTGCGTGATTTAATCATATAAAATAAGCAATGTTAATATATATATGAATATATGTTTATATAATTGTACTAAATTAATTGGCGTTTTTTGTTTTTATAGTTTAAAATAAATTACGTAATAAAAATAAATATAAATATAATAATAAAACCTTTGTAATATATATAAATAATATAATATAATATATTATGGATGAAATAGATATTAATAAGATGAATGAAAATGAAAAAACTGAAATAAGTAAAGAATGTAGTACAAATAAAACAGGGTTAAAATGTAATATGTTTTTAACAAAAAAAGAACTTTTGGAAAAAGAATATTGGGAAAAACCTGAAAATATAAAACGCAATGATTTATATCCAACATATAATGACCCAAATTTTAATGTTAAAATAGCACGTAAAAAAGAGTTTAAAAATTATACATATAATGGTACTATATATAATATCGAGGAACGTCAAAAACAATTGGCATCAATTCCTTTTGAATTATCAAATCATCAAAAATTTGTTAAAAATTTCTTATCATCACAAACGCCATATAATAGTTTATTATTATTTCATGGACTTGGTACAGGCAAAACTTGTAGTGCAATATCTATATGTGAAGAAATGCGTACATTTTATATGAATAGTAATATAAAAAAATCAATATATATCGTGGCATCTGCAAATATTCAGGAGAATTTTAGGATACAATTGTTTAATCCATATAATTTAATAAAATGCGATGGTATTTGGAAAATGAAAGCAAATTGTGTAGGTTCATCGCTATTGTTGGAAGCTTATCCAATACAACCGCCTAATTTATCAAAAAAAACAATAGTTAATAAAATAAATGGTATAATTAATTTAACTTATACTTTTGTCGGATATATACAATTTAGTAATTATATAGAATCAATGTTTAAAAATGTAAGTAATGAGCAAGGAATAAGATTATTGAAAAGAGAATTTGATAATAAAATGCTTGTTATTGATGAAGCGCATAATATTCGTTCAAGTGAAAATATGGATAGTAAAAAGGTGTCTCGTACAATGCGTTTGTTTATAAAAAGTGTAAATAATTTAAAATTGGTATTACTTACTGCTACACCAATGTTTAATAGTTCAAAAGAAATAGTAGAATTATTAAATTTATTAAATTTAAATGAAAAGCGATCATTAATTACAAATAATAATGTGTTTGATAGTGATGGTAAATTAAGTGAAGAGGGAAAAGAGCAAATAATAAATAAATCTCGGGGAGTGGTTTCATTTATTCGTGGAGATAATCCTTATACTTTTCCATTGCGTATTTATCCTACGTTGTTTAGTAAATCAAATACTTTTTTGGAACATTCATATCCTGAATATCAATTAAATGGTTCTAAGGTACCACATCATGATAATTATATATTAAATACTCTTTATTTGAATACATTAGAACCTTATCAATTAAATATATATCAATCCATTGTATCGTCTTTATTAAAATCATTAAATGATTATGAATCTGAAACTCAGGAAACTCAGGAAACTCAGGAAACTCAGGAAACAGTAGTAGAATCAAAAAAATTGTCATATTCGTTATTATTACCATTGATAGAGTCATTATTCATAGTGTATCCACCAGATATATCAAATCCTGATGATGCTTCTTTATTATATGGAAAACGAGGATTTAACCGAATAATGAAACATTATAAAGATAATGATGCTGGATATGGTACATATTCATATAATTCGTTGTATAATAAGGAACCAATGTTTAGATATGATAATATTGGAAAATATAGTGTAAAAATTAAAAATATATTAGATTCCATATATAATCCAAATACAAATACTGTATCTGACGGCATTGTTATTATTTATTGTGAGTTTATTGAATCAGGTATTATTCCAATAGCACTTGCTTTGGAAGAACGAGGTATGACAGCATATGATAAAAACGCATCACTATTACGTAATGAGGATGGTGATGTTAATGATGATTTTAAAGTATTAAAAAAATATAAATATATAACAATTACTGGAAACCAAGCTTTGTCTTATAATAAATCTGAAAATATTCAATTATCATCTAATATTAACAATATAAATGGTGATATAATTAAAGTGATATTAATTTCAAGAGCAGGTTCAGAAGGAATTGATTTTAAATTCATTCGTCAAATACATACAACAACACCTTGGTATAATATGAATCGTTTTGAACAAATTAATGGTCGTGGTGTTCGTAATCTCAGTCACAAAGAATTACCACCTGATAAACGAAATGTATCTATTTATTTACACGCATCTATTTTACCAGATGAATTAAATAAGGAAACAAGTGATTTATATATGTATCGTTTTTCAGAAAATAAAGCAATTGAAATTGGTAAAATCATTCGATTATTAAAAGAAAATGCGGTTGATTGCGAACTTAATAAAGAACAATTTAATTTTAGCAAGGATAATATGTATGAATTAAATAAAAACGTTACACAAACTCTTTCCACAGGAGAAATATTGAAAGATTATCGTGTGGGAGATGAGCCATATAGTAGTGTTTGTGATTATATGAAAGATTGTGCTTATTCTTGTACATCTATGTCTAAAAGTGTTGATATGGTAGAAAATGCGAATACATATAATACATATTATATGGAAAGTAATAAATCGCAACTAATAAATATAATCAAGGATTTGTTTAGGGAACAATATATTTTTACGGATGAAGAATTGGTTAATGCTATTCATAATAAAAACAATTCATATTTATTGGTTGAAATATACAACACTTTAATAGAAATGATTACATATAAAAACGTGCAAAATATGATAATTAATAATGATAGAAAGGGTTATTTAATTAATATTGGAAAATATTATTTATTCACACCTGAAAATATAACAAAAAAGGAACCTAATTTATTATTAAATAATCGTCCTGTTGATAAAAAGAATAATATTATTTATTTTGTTCTTAGCAAACCAGATAAAAATATAAATGCAAATGTTCCACCCGTAATAATAGATAATCAAATTCCAACACATATTCCTGATAATGTGGTTACTAATATTCAAATGAATATAACTGAACCAAATATAATATTAAATAATATTTTAACCAAATTAACCACTTCTATTAGTACTTTTAATGAATTATTATTAAAATCAAATTATCAATTGAATGAAATGAATACATATTTACCAATTGAATTATTAGAAAAAGCAAAATCTTTTTTCATAAGAAAAAAAAATATAACGTGGGAACAAAATTCTGGATATATAGCATTTTATTTGGCATTTATTAATGTTGATACTCCATTATCGCTAAAAATTATTATAGAATTAATAATGAATCACATAATAGATATAATTGTATATGAAAATAAAGTGGGTTTATTAAATTATTTGTTTAGCAATAATAATAATAATAATAATAATAATAATGAAATAATAGAAATAGATATGAAAAATAATAACATAACTATAAATAATGAAAATATGGAAAAATATATATTTAATTATTTTAAAAATAAAATTGTTATAGATGATGAAAATAAATACTTATTGTTTCACAATACATATACAAATAAGCCAAATTGTTATCAATATGTAAATAATAATACTTGGGAATTGGTGGGAAAAGAACAAACACGTGAAATAGTAATGGTAATTAAACGTAAAAAAACGGCATATACGGAATTAAAAAATGCTGAAACCATAAGTTATATTGATTATGAAAAGGGTGATTATATATATAAATTAAGACAAATAGACGAACAAACAAATAATTTTTCCGTCCAACACAAGGGTTCTAATTGTATTTTTAGGAATAAAAAACAACAAGCAGTTTTATGGGATGATGAATTAACTGGTAATATGTTTGCTAATACAAATCAAATAATTAATTTACAAAAAGTACTTACAGTTGGACAGATATGTGTATTTACCGAATTATTATATCGTGCTAAACAATTACATACATTAAGTGAGATGAATAATAATAATGCTCAAACATATAAAAATTGGTTTTATAATTATGATGAAATTAACTTATACATGTTTTAACGTAAGTATTATATTCGCAAACACTTTTGTTTTTAATATTGATATGTATGAATGTAAATAATAGAATAATTGTGGTAAAAAAATAAAAGTAAAATTAAAATAAATAAGTATGTAATATATATTATATAATAATAAATACATATATAATGGCTCGTAGTTTATTTACTTCATATGAAATAATATTAATATTTATAATTTCGTTGTTGTTTTTTATGTATTTAATACGTTATTTTTATAATACAAATGAGAGTTTTTTGACAATGGATAATATATTTGCGTCAATTCCGTTGGAACCAATTAATAAATTGGAAATAAAAGAAAAAATTATGAATCAGTTGTCACCAATAAATAATTTTTTTAAAACAATTACATTATCAAATGATAAATTATTCGTAGAAAAGGGATTAAAAAATCATGATTTTTATACAAGTGTATATGATTCGCTTTTATTTACTAATTTTATTACACCTTATGAATTTGGAAACATTATAAATAATACTTCACCTGACCAAAACAGTATTATATTAGATATTGGGTCTAAAACGGGAAAAAATGTAGATATGTTTTCACAATTAGGATTAAATATAATAGGAATAGATTCATCTCCAAGTATGATACTTTCTGCTGAAAAACGATACCCACAATATAATTTTATGAGAAAAAGTATAAGTGATGCTGTACATGCTTCTAAAAATTCATATACACATATAACGTGTTTAGGATTTGAATTATACAAATATGAAAATAAACGTCAATTTTTCAAAAATTGCTATGATTTGCTAAATTTGAATGGATATTTAATAGTTGAGGTGGTTGATTTGGAATTTACTTATAGAAATAAAGAAAAACAAATTGGTAATTATACATATAAAATGACAACTGAAACTCAGCCATCACCAGATAATAATTCAATTGTTTTAGTAAAAGAATTATTTAAGAATAATAAAACGAAACAAACCCATACATTTAAACAAATATTATATATTGAAAGTATTCCAATTATATTATATAAAGCACAAACTGCTGGATTTATCGTACAAGGCAAGTTTAACACACTAAAAAATAATCAATATATTTATATTTTACAGAAAAACTAAAATTAATTTGATAAAATAGAAAGAGTATGCGAAATAAATAATATATTTTGTTAATATATATTATTTTTTATCATATTAATTGGAATATTATAAAATAATTATATATATATATATATATTTACAATGGTACATTGGGAAAAAAATCAATTTTTAGAATGGTGTGCGGATGGTTCTCCTATAAATAATCAAGTCACTGAACTTTATTTATCAAATAGTAAATTGAAAGATGATACTTTGAATACGTTATTTGAAAACATTGGAAATCTTACTCAATTAACTGAACTTGATTTAATTAATAATAACTTAACTACTTTACCTGAAAGTATTGGAAATCTTACTCAATTAACCAATCTTCATTTGCGTGATAATCAATTGACTACTTTACCTGAAAGTATTGGCAATCTTACTCAATTAACTCATCTTAATTTAAGTAATAATCAATTGACTACTTTACCTGAAAGTATTGGCAATCTTACTCAATTAAATCATCTTTATTTATTTAATAATAACTTAACTACTTTACCTGAAAGTATTGGCAATCTTACTCAATTAAATCATCTTAATTTAGGACATAATAACTTATCTACTTTACCTGAAAGTATTAGCAATCTTACTCAATTAAGATTTCTTTATTTGCGTAATAATAATTTAACTACTTTACCTGAAAGTATTGTAAATTCTAACCTAATAAATACTGTTATGTTATATGATTATGATATATTAACAAAAGAAAAATATGATAATTCTATTAATAATTATAATAAAACATTAGAACAGCTTGCTAAACAAATTTATGCGAAAAATTTTAATGAATCGCTTATGAATCAAAGTATTATTATAACAATGCCAAACAATAATAATTTTTCTCGCGAAGCAATTATAACAGGAATTAATCCACTTACTTTTAGCAACAATGTTGTACTAAAAAAAGGTGAAGAATATAATTTTTATATGCCAAATAAATCTATAAATGAATTGCCTCAAAATGATATCTTGTTAAATAAATTAAGTGATAGAAAAAAAATGCCATATGATGTTTGGAATTTAATAAAGCAATATGGTGGAAAACGAACCAATAAAACCAATAAAAGAAAGAATAATAAAAATAACAATAAATCCAAGAAATTCAGGAAATCCAATAAAAACAAAAAAACTAATAAAAGTAATAAAAGTAAGAAAAGTAAGAAATCTAATAAAAACAAAAAAAATTAAAACGAATAAAACGAATAAAACGAATAAAACAAATAAAACAAATTAAAACAAATAAAACAAATTAAAACAAATTAAAACAAATAAAACGAACAAAATATAAATTATATGATATTATATATATATGATAATATGTCTTATTTTTTTGATTTATTAAATAATAAACAAATAATAACAAATAATTTAATATTCAGTAAAAAAATAGACTTTGATATTAAAAAAAAAACTACAATAAATAATATTGATATTTATCAAATATCTATTAATAATTGTTTACATTATATAAAAACAAATAAACTATTTTTATGTATATTGATTAATAATTCATTTTATGTATTTAATTTAATTGATGATGAAGATGAAATTCCAGAACATATAAAAACACTACTTAATAATTTAATTAAAAACTTTACAAATGAAGATGTGCAATTATTAAAAACCAATCAATATAAAATACTTTCTATTTTAAAACGAGATAAATATAAATCAATTAAAAAAAAATTACTTAAATATATTAAATTTAGTTTATATCCATTAATATGTACTAATGAAATAAATTTAGAATCTGCTAAAACTGAAATTAATAGATTAAATAAAATATTAAATTGTGATTTATTTAAATTAACAATTGATTACGTTTTTAATTTAGAAAAAGATAGTACTGTGACAACATTTGATTTAAATAATACTGAATCGCTAATATTATGTTTGACTAATAATAACAATTGTGTATCTTCTATAACATTAACTATTGAAGGTAATTATATGAATATTGATTCCAGAACACATGAAAAATATGAAGGTCGTAAATTTAATAAATTATTAAGAGCAGTTGCAATAATAATTGCTCAAAAACTAAATGAACGTATATATTTTATAAAATCTGAAGCTATAAATCCTATATCTTACAAGTTGATGAAAAATACGTTTCATTCAAATATAATCTTGGATAGAGATAATAATGATGTTAGTAATACATCTTGTAATGAAATAGTAAATAAAATAAATAATTTTGAAGAAATTACAACTATATTAACCTTGAATGAAGAAAATATTAAAAATGCTGAAAATGTATTTGAATCAATTATTAACACGGAATTTAAATGTATAAATGGAGGAAAATGTAATAGTACATATCATAAACGAAATACTAATAAAACTAATAAAACTAATAAAACGAATAAAATGAATAAAATGAATAAAACTACTAAAACTGATAAAACTAATAAATGTAAAAAAAGTAAAAAAGTAAAAAAGTAAAAAAGTAAAAAATTAAAAAAGTAAGGAAATTCATAATTTTTTATAAAAAATGTACGTACTATTTATATTTTTTATAATTTTTATGGTTTTATTTACATAATAAAATTGTATTCTTGTAGTAAGTTTGTTAATTTATTTGTGCTGACAATATTATTATATTTTTTTGATTCCAATTGTAATTGTTTTTGTTTTTCAATTATGAGTGATTTATCATATAATTTATTACTTTCAATAATATGTATATTATATTCATCTATTAGTTCAGATATTGTTTGTAACATTTCAGTATCAACCGTTTGCGATAAACAAAGCCAATCTAAATAAGAACAATTAGAACTATAACTATTTTTAATATTACCACGATTTTGCTGTTTATAATCTTTGAATAATTCAAATGATTTATCCAAAGACAACATTTTAGTATCTTTACTTACCTTGTAATTATCACTTAACCAACAAACCATTCTAAATTCAGTTTGTGTCATATCATAATTTTTTAATATAGATGACATATTGTATGTTATCAAGGTATGTGTATTTATATTTATGAAATTATATATATTAGGACACCCTTCCATAAACATATCACTATCCTCACTTAAACAACCGTGAGCAATATTATTCTTTACTAAATAACAACACAAATCATCAGCTTCCCCAATAGCTTGTATACATGGATAATTAAAACAAGCAAATAATTTTTTTACAGCATCTACATGTTGCTTAGTAATTACAACACTTTGTCGGTTCATAATATACAATTCATTTTTTAATTTTTTTAAAGTTGTTGGGTCATCACAATTATTTATTTTTTCAATCAACGCATCCTTATTTGAAATCGCATATTCCTTCAATTCTTTTCGTTCAAGCAATGATTTTTTCTTAGTATCTGGCGCCTTTCCATCAAATATAAATATAGGCGTTATTGAATATCTATGGAATAATAAACATAAATTCAACATTCTTTCAATCAAATGGTCCAAAGTTTTACCAGCACAATACATATGCAAATAAATACTTGTGTCAATACAAATTGATTTATTTTTAAGAGTACTTAAATGGATATTTTGCATGCAATTATTACATTCCATACGAATTTTTTTCTTTAAATTACGAATACCCATTTTTTTATTGATAGTATTATTATATAATTATTTTACATTCATTTTTTTACATATTGATTTTTATTAATATATACAAACACACCAAAAAATAAAAAGAAAAGAGTATGCGAATCCACATATTTTATCTTTTTATATTTGTATCTTTTTATATTTGTATATTTTTATATTTTTTAAATATTAAATCAAATTACATATTCCAGTAGTTGTCAATTAATCCCCAATCCTGAAATTTATTAATATTATTTGGGTGATAAGCAAAGTCAATCAAGTCATTATGCACATTTTTTAGCTTTTCCATATGAATTTCTTTGTAATAATTTTCATTTGCATCAATGTTTATTTTCAAATTATTTACAAAACTATCCATCGTTTCCATCAACAAATTAATATTATCATTGTTTATAATTTCATTTAATTCATTACCATATTCGTCAAAGTAAAAGTAATTCACATTGAACCAATCAAAATATACATTGTATTCGCTCACATTCCAACGAAAAGCATCCAATAATGTACTAAACATTTTTTTATATAAACTTAAATGTACATTGCAATATTTATAGTAAATCGTAGTATCAATTTTCAATGCATTTCTACTAATCATATCTTCAAAAACCATAAGATTTTCGTAATCATACAACTTCCATACTTGTCCGTGTGCGTGTGATGCCATAAGCTTACCTGTATTACCTGTTGTTTCAACTTGTGCTTCATTTAAGGATGAATAATCCATATGAGACATTTGAAAAGTTAGATGACATTTCCCCAATGCCATATTAACATTTAATGAGTCACCCCAATAGCTCCCAATATCAATTGTTCTTGGTAACCCACTCATGTTTCGCGTGAATATTAAAATTCAATAATTAATTCAATAATTAGATGTAATAATTATAATTTATTTTAATTAAAATCATTTTTTT